TGTGAAGGCCGCGAGCCTCGAGCGATCGCCTGTGAGCGACATGAAAGCGGAATCCTCCGCACCCGATCATTCGTCTTAGCAGGTAAAAAAATGGAACCACAAAACATTGGTACTCAGTTCGGCACTCGGTTCAACGAGCCTTTCTTCACTCCAGCTCAAAACACCACCGGCATGATTGTGCGTACGGCAACGATGCACACCTCTGGCACCTACGGGATCCTGAGTACCGGGGTAAAAGCACCGTCTGGTTACTACGATGGGACTGTGCCTGTCATTCTTTCCTGCCGTGGAACTGCGCCTGCGGGCTCCGGGTTTCCTGGAGCATCGGCAACCCTACCGTTTCCGGTAATCATTCCTGCCGGTCAAGGTTTGTGGGCCGCGAACAGTTCTGGCAGTACGGCCCTTGTCTACGTGACCTGGGATCCCCTTCCACAGGCGTAAAAATTCGACTCCCTTTCCTTCGAGAAGGCTGGTTGGGAAAAAAGGGCCAAGTAGTCGAGCACATGGGGGTTCTGTGTACCACGTGCTCGACAAGCTGAACTCATTCTTTATGTCGCAACCTGCGGCGAGGAGAGCACATGGACACCCCAGGAGGCGTGACATGACAAACGAGCAACAAGCGTTGCTGGAGATGCCGATCTGGCTGGTCATCGTTCTCGCCTTGGTGGGCGGGGTGTCCGGCGAAATGTGGCGAGCCGACAAGGAGGGCGCCCGTGGCTGGTCGCTGCTGCGGCGTCTGGCCTTGCGGTCCGGGGCCTGCATGATCTGCGGGGTCTCGGCAATCATGCTGCTGTATGCGGCTGGCGTGTCGATCTGGGCCGCAGGTGCCTTTGGCTGCCTGACGGCGATGGCTGGAGCGGACGTGGCCATCGGGCTTTATGAGCGCTGGGCGGCCAAACGGATTGGCGTTTGCGAAGTGCCACCGCGCGATTCTCGCCCGGATCAACAGTGAACCGGCGTCGCTGATTTTCGCGTTGCTATAGGAACAGGAGGCCATTAATGCCCGCCGTCATCGAAAAACCGTCGCAGCTGTTTTCCGCCGTTGCCGAAACGTTACGCACCACCATTCCCGGCTTGAAGGTCGGGAGTCATCAAGACTTCGACGGCACAGGCGATCAGCCCTGGGTGCTGATCGCCATCGAGCGTAATGCACCGGGCAACCGTGCCAACGATGGACGTATCGCTCATGTCCTGACGATTTCCTTGCAAGTCGTATTGCCCAGCACAGGCACAGGGTTGGCGGTTTGCGATCTGGCCAGCGAACTGAAAAACCTGGTCACCGACAACCGCTGGAATCTGTCGGGCGACCAATGTGATTTGCCTATGAACATTGATGGCATCCCATCCACGTTCATCAGCGAAACACGGGAGTACACCGCCTGGACCGTTTCATTTACCCAAACCCTGTACCTCGGCCCGACGCTACTCGACGACCCGTTGGGTATTCCGAAATTCGCCCGCACCTGGGAGGTGTCGAGCATCGACGACCCGGATCAATACACCGCACTCGAGGACTGACCCATGTTTGATGCGCTTCTACGTATGCAACTGGGCCCGATCATCGAGCGTCTGGCTGAGATGGAGACCGAGCTCGAAGACCTGCACCGGCGTGCCGACAGTTTCTGTCGCATAGGTGTTTGTCAGCAGGTCGATGCGGCCAGCAACACCTGCAAGGTCAGTCATGGCGAGTTGCTTACCCCTGCAATCAGGTTTTTCAATCCGAGTGCCGGCGCACAGAGCGAGTCGCGGATTCCCTCCGTGGGCGAGCAGTGTCTGTTGCTGAACCATGGCGGCGGCGATGGCGGTGGACAATCGGTGGCGTTGTTCGGCCTTAACGGCGGTCAGTTCCCGCCCGTCTCGACACAGGCATCGTTGACGCGTCGCCTCTATCAGGACGGCACGGAAAGCGGTTACGACGACGCCAGTCATGTTCTGCACTGGAAAAACGGCCCGGTGGCGTTCATCGGCTCTCGGGAATCCCTCGAGTTGAGCATCGGCCCGGCGAGGCTGGCGATGACGCCTGAGGTCATCGAATTGCAACTGGGCGCCGTCGGCATGCGGCTCGACGCTTCCGGTGTGCATCTGAGCGGCCCGTTGGTGGACCACCAGGGTCGCGTCATCAGTACCGCATAAAGAGCTTCCCATGATCGGAATCGATAGAAACACCGGCGCAACGGTCGATGACTGGCTGCAGTTTGTGCAGCGCGCCACCCGTGCACTGACCACGCCTTTGGGTACGCGTCAGAAGCGTCCTTTGTATGGCTGCGCACTCACTGAGTTGCTGGGGCAGAACCTCGGCGACGACCTGCTGATTCTTGCCCAGAGCCGTGCGGCCCAAGCGTTTTACAACAAGCACAACGGCATCGACGACTTCGAGCCACAAGTCATTGTTGCCAGTCGCCGCGGTGCCGGGCTGCTGCTGCGTTTCGCCGGCACCTGGAAAAATCGCCAACAGACTTTTGAGGTAATGGCATGAGCATGTTGATCCCCGGCCAGAACCAGTTAGCCGAACCGGCAATCGTCACGATCGAAGCGTTCGAGGATTTGCTCGCAGAGTTCAAAACCTTCGTCGTCGAGTACGTCGGCGCCCGTTCCCCCGAAAGCGCGGCCAAGCTTTTGGTCAGCCTTGAAAACGAAAGCGAGTTGCTGACCCTGGCCCTTGAGGCCTTTTGCGTTCGGCTGCAAATCCACGAACGTAAATACAATGCCCGCATCAAGCAGATGCTGGCGTGGTGGGCCACTGGCAGCAACCTCGATGCGCGCTTGGCGGACATGGGCCTTGAACGCCAGTTGCTGGACCCAGGCGATCCGTCGGCATTTCCTCCGATTGCTCCGGTGTTTGAGAGCGATGATGACGCCAGGTTGCGTTATTACCTGGCACCGCATGCGCCAGCGGCGGGTTCACGGATGCAATATCGGCGGGAGGTTTTCACGCTTGGGGAGAGGCCTGCGGTGACGGTGGAAACCGCCGCTGCGGGCGTGGTGAAGGTGACATACACCTTCGACCCGGACGGCTATGCGGCGCAGGTCAAGGATGGTAATGGGCGTCGCACCGCGCCCGGCGAGGTGATGGTTACCGTGCTTTCCCGAGAGGGCAACGGAGCACCGTCCGAGTCGCTATTGGAGGGCGTTCGCCAGCACTTTGCCCGGCCTGATGTGCGACCGGAAACCGATCTGGTGACCGTGCAGGGCGCGCACATCAAAAACTACAGGATTCGGGTCATGGCCAGTATCAATGCCGGCCCGGATTCGGGGTTGACCAAGGTTGCCGCACAACAGCAGTTGCAGGCGTATGCCGAGAGTTGTCATCGCCTAGAAGGGCGAGTAGATCCAAGCTGGATCGATTACACCTTGCACAACGCCGGCGCCGTGCAGCTTGAGATTCTCGAACCACTGGAGCCGATTTTGACAACGGCTTTCGAAGCGCCTTATTGCACGGGCATCGAGATCGAGGTGCATACGTTATGAGTGATCAGGACCCTCGCTCGAGCCTGTTGCCGTCCAACAGTTCACCTCTGGAAAAAGCCCTCGATCTGGGATTCGGCAAATTACTTGATCGCATCATGCCGCCGTTTCCAGAGTTGATGGAGCCGTCCACGACCCCCCGTGAGTTTCTTCCGTATCTCGCGGTGGATCGCGGAGTCGGCGAGTGGGATGCCGACGCCAGAGAATCTGAAAAGCGCCTGACCGTCTCGCTTTCCTGGCAAATCCAGCGTCAGGCCGGCACTGAAAAAGCATTGAGTCACGCTGTTGAATCTTTGGGTTTCACGCCTGACATCCGGGCTTGGTACCAGCAGCGACCGCGAGGCATTCCCTACACCTTTGACGTGCAGGCAATTATTGGGCGCACCTGGTCAAGCGGTGATCACAATCGCTTGATACGCCGCATCAATGCGGCCAAAAGCGAGCGCGACGAAGCAACCATCACCATCGTGCACGAAACCCGGGGTGGCCTGCGGGTCGTTGCGGCGACCGATCCCGGGCTGAGCGTTCGCGAAGACAGCCAGTCGAGTGCGTTGCTTGACGTAAAGCTGCGCGGTCCGATGGTGGTGAGCAGTGCGGTGTGGACACCGCTTTCTGATTGCGAACTGTTGCTTTGCGCCGCGCTGCCTGACTTGGTGTCAAGAGCCGAGCCAACCAGCGCTGGGTTTCCCGGCGCTACCCTTTAACAACTACGATCTCAGGGCGCAGCTATGACAGATGACATTACGCGCTTGGTTCGCTTCACTTCCGCCGGGCTGGGAGAAGTGTTGCAGGCAAAGAACCAAGGCTTGAAAGGTGAAATTACCCATATCGGTGCCGGCACCGTTCGCTATGATCCGAATGGCTCGGAAACAGCCCTTCGCGATGAGCGTCAGCGGGTGGCGATTGTGGATTACGAGGACCTCGGTACCGGGCAGCTCAGGATGGGGGCGCTGTTTAGTGGCCCGGATGAATACGAAATTGGTGAGTTTGGCTTCTATCTCGCCAGCGGCACGTTATTGGCGATCTATTCCATTGCTGGAAAATTGCTGACGTATAAAGCCGGTGCGGCGCGTGTGCTGCAGAAGTTCACCCTGGATGTTTCCCCATTGCCAGCGGACAGCGTGACCGTTGTTATCGGATCTGAAAATCTGAACATTCTGTTGAGCGATGAGTTTACAGCCTTGGCATGTGCCGATATCGACAACATGGCGCGCCATGTCGAGTTGCTGTTGCGGGTGATGTCGTTGCAAACCAAATAAGCACGTGCGGTATTTTTTATACGGCGAGTGTCCATGTCTGGACACGCCAACGGTCTAATTGCATAGGAATTTAAAAGTGAGTTTAGAAACTACTGTCGCATCGCTGGTGACGGCAGCCAATAACCTGACCACGGTCGTCAATGGAAAAATTGGCAGCATCAACAGCACCATGGCCACCGCCCTGAGCCAGTTCAATGAGTGGAGGAATCTCAAGGATGTTGAAGGGGATCCAGCAGCACTCGGCACTATTCGCCGGAACTTGTTGCAAGGATTTGTCCCGGGTACCGGCGGCGTGCAAGGTGTTGGAGGGCAGGGCGACTTCGTGTCGACCGACCTGGGTATCAGTACAAATGTTTATATGCATTTCAAGATACCGCTGAACATTAACGTCAACTCGGAGATGTTCTGGTTCAATATCAAGGGCTACAGTTACGGTACAGCGAAGATTATCGAAGAAACATTAGTCGGCTATTGCTACCAACCCACCCGTACACTGCAAAATGTATCGACGTTCGGCAACATGACACCTGCTGTTTATGTTGATACTAACGGGAACGTCGTTATG